TAAGTTCCTTTCCGGTGTTTTTATTATTGTAACATTCTGTACTCAGCGTATCCCGAAACTTTTATACTACAATCTTATGCGAGGATGTTGTCCACACGGAAGATGCGATAGTATTGGTTGGTCTTGACTGCTGCCAAACCGTTAGCAGGTGTAGCACCTACATATGGGTTTGATGCCATTCCGTAACGAGTTTTGAACCCGATACGTGGTTGGAAATCATTTTCGCCAACTGCACGAACCATTGTTAATGGTACGTATGGGCAATAGAAGATACCTGCATCATATGCGTTTGTACCTTTGTATCCAACTGTGATATAATCAGCAGTTGCATATGGGTCGATGTATACTTTCATACGACCGTTCAATGTACCAGCAAATGTGTTGCCTGTGTCATCTACATTCAGAGCTGTGTTCATGTTTGGAGTGTAATCCAACATACCTGAAGCAGACAACGCTGTCGCTACATCTGAAGAACAGATAACGATGTTACCTTTTCCTCTACGTGTATCTTTTGCGATTTGGTTAGCTTCACGATCAAGCTGTACAACCAGACCTTTGAATTTCTCAGCTGACCAACGGCCATCTGCATCTGATGCCAAGTTAAAGATACCTGACTTAGTTGCGTTAGCAGTTGTGAAACCAGTTTTCGCACGAGAGTTGATTGTACGAATAACTTCACGGTTAATTTCAGCCAAGATTTCTGTTGACAAGATGTTTGCCAATTCTGTCTCTGCATCCAAACCATGAATTGCTTTCAAGTCTTGTGCAAGCTCGAGTGTGTACTCTGCTTTCAATGCACGTGACTTCGCTGTCACAGTTGCTTTTTCAATGGTGAAGCCCATTTCAGCAAATGCAGACTCGCCAGTTGTTCCCAACTGTTCTGCGTTAGCTGTTGACATGCCGCCACCAAATGTTGGGATAGCACCAGCTGAATCAACGTTAGCTAATCCACCAATACCTGAACCATCAGCACCTTGTGTGCTACCTGAGTCGCCAGAGAAGCCTGAAATTGCTTCACCGAACAGTGCTTCATTGTTAGCTGTTGCACCAGCGCGTGTTGTTTTGTACTTGGACTTCATTGCGAAGATCAAGCCTGTTGGACCAGACATTGGCTGAACACCACATACGTCATATGCCATCATGTTTGGCATAGCACGACGTACTAGTGAAATCAATACTGGGTTCCAGTTAGCAGCAACAGATGTGTTGTTTGCAGCTGCATCTTCCGTCATCATTGAGGCTTGTTCGCCTTGCTCACGGATTGCTTTTTCTGTGTTCTCCAGAACGACAGCGGTAACAGCACGCTTGTGGGCGTCTGCAATTGAACCGGCTGATTCTTCGTTCAATACCGGAGACCATTTCTCTACGAGACGATCATAAGTTTCCATAATTGGATCTCCTACTTACTTATTTGATTTGCGTAATGCGTTAATATACTGTTCCATCATTGGGGATACTTCAACTTCATCAGAAGCGTCATCAGTGTCCTCTACAATAGACTCAGTGGTTTTGGTTTTTGCAAAGTATGATTCTTTCAACGTAGCAACTTTCTGTGCGAAAGATTCTTCGTTGTCAAAATCTACAGACTCTGCTAGTGATTCTAGCTTTTCCATTTGAGTGTCAGCAAGATCTTTAGACGCTTCACGAATAATCGCTGCACGTTTAAATGATTCTACTTCTTCTGCAAGTGTAATAACTTTAGCAGTTGCTTCGTTAACTTGAGCCTCAAGGCCTTCGTTAGCTTCTGCTAATTCGTCAACTAGGTCCACTTTGGATTCTGGGACTTCAATGTAAGACTCAGTAAACACGTCTTTCAACTTGTTCATAAAGCCTTCTGCAATCTCGGTACGAAGACCAGTTTGGATTGCTACTTTGTTGTCGTCCATCCATTGCTCAACTACATAGTTGAGGTAGCTGTCAACCTTCTCTACAAGATCAGATTTCGTTGCTTCTACTTCTTCTGCCAATTGCTCAGCATATTCAGTTTCCAAACGATTAACCTCTTCTGAGATTTTTGACTTTACCGCTGCTTCAAAAATTACTGCTGTTTTAGCTTTGAACTCTTCGCTCAATGTAGCTTCAGATTCTACAAGTGCATTAAGGTCGTCACTAAAGTCTCCATCAAATTCTACGTTTTCGGCCTTCATTGCCTTGCCAGCAGCTTTTAATTCAGACGGTTGGCTGTTACTCTTGTCACCCTTACGCTTTGGCGCTTTAGGTCCTTTTTTCTCAGCAGCATCTACAGATGCAACTGATTGAGCTTCAGCATTCTTTGGATCGTGAGCTTCTTCGATTTCCTCGTCGAGC